TTCGCGTCGCAGTAGCGCATGAAGATTCTGTGCGCGTTCCACGGCGCGTCCAGGTGGTTCGCGATCGTGAAGCCCGGCGCGACCTGAAAGTCCTCGCCGTTGACGTTGTCGACCACGAAGCCGCGCGCGACGACACGCTCGCTCTGCGACTGCAGCGCCTGCACCTGACGCTCATACTCGGCGATCTTGGCGTCGTCGTCGCTGGTCCAGCTGCGCCACACGCCCTTGAGCTTGTCGATGATGCCGCCGTTCGCCAGCTCGGCCTTGAGCGCGCGCAGTCGTTCGATGTTGGCCTGGGCGTCGTTGATGGCGACGGTCGTCTCGGGGCTCGGCGCGGTGCGCTCCTGCCACGAGGCCTTGATCACGCCGACGCCGATGGTCAGGCCAGAGCGCACCAGCGGGCGGCCGCGGCGCTTGAGCGAGGCGTCGTCCCACATGCGCGAGCCTACGATCTCGCAGGTCTCGGCGAAGGACTTGATCTCGCGCTGCCGGCGCTGGAAGGCCTTGCGGAGCTTGATGACCTCGGCGCGGATCAGTTGCTCGACCCGCGCCTCCTCGGCCTGCGCGCCCATCTCCAGTGCCTGCTGCTGCGGCACGCCGAGCAGGGTGGCCGCCATCGCAGCGGTGCGCCCGGCCTCGACCACAGACGGGTCGGCGCGCATCTGGTCCTCGACCGCATCGCGCAGGCTTTCCGGGCTAGGCGGCTTGACCGCCGGGCCGGGCGTGACATCGAAGTCAGGGTCGCGGGCGTAGAGGAACGATTCGAGGATGTCGATGTTCGTGCCGACGATGTTGGCGTCGACCTCGAACCCGGAGTCGCCGCGGGCGTAGCGGCGGTCCTTCACGTACTGCTCGCGGGCCGGCTCGTCGTACTTGCGCGCCCACGTCAGTTCGTCCATCCAGCGCTTGACGTCCGCCTCTTCGCGCTGGTACTGCCGCGCCAGTTCGGGGTCGCCATTGGCTGCGCCTACTGCGATTCCCGCATCCATCGACGCGGACAGGTCGTTATTCATGGGAACCCCGGACAGTCACTGGCCCGCAGGCTATGAATCGGCGGGCGTGAGTCAACGGGCGCGGTCAGGCGGCGGGGCGACGTACTCGGCGTAGTACCGGGTCATCAACTCGCAGGCGCGGGCGTCCTGTTTCGGGCCGGGCTCCGGGTACTCTGCCGCTGCCTGAGCGTCTGCGCGCTCGGTGGCAAGGTTCGCGAAGTGCTGCAACTGCTCGCGCGTGAACGTCATCGGTAGCTCCTCGCATCGGGCACGTCGCCCCTGTGGTCCTTGTCGCGCTCGGCGAACCAGCGCTCGGTGAATGCCTTTGGCGGCTCCGGCCGCACCGGCTTGGCGGGGCGGGCGTCGGCCATGTCGTCCAGCCCACGCGCGGCGAGGGAGCAGACGTCCACCATGTCGTCCGTCCGCCCGTCCTGCCCGTTGAAGGCGCAGAGCTGGTTGATGAGGCGATCGCCCCACTCGCACTCGGGGATCCACACCGTCCCCGCCGCGCAGCGGGCCGCAAAGCCCAGCGCGCGCGCCGCCTTGTTGCCGGCCGAGGCCAGTCCGATGCGGGCGACGAAGGTGTCCGACTCGCGCATGGCCTTGTTGATCGCCGCGTCCTGCGACCGGAGGATGACGCCCTTTTCCTCGAACGCGGCCAAGACAGGCTTGTTGTGGCGCAACATCGCCAGCCAGGCCTGAATCCACACGTGGGGATCGGTCTGCCCGCTCCACCAGTCGACGAACCACATGTCGCCGTCGGGGTCGAGGCCCACGCAGCCGTGCTCGGTCCAGTCCGGCTCGCTGTCCGGCTTGTCGGGGTCGGGGCCGGCGGCGTAGTCCGACGCGACGTAGCGGTTCAGCGTCTCGGGGTGCTTGCCCAGCGGGTAGCGCTTGAACCAGGAGCGCTTGAACAGCAGGCCTGCATCGCTGCGGCACTTGCCCTCCCAGACGTGCTGATAGAGGTCGTCGTTCAGCGCCTTGAGCGTGCGCCGCTCGTCGTCCATCTCGGCGCCGAACCACGGGTTGTCGCGCCAGTTGATCTCGCAGACCCACGCCTTCGGGTCGCTGTGGGCGATGAAGCGGTCGTAGACGTAGTCCGTCTTCTGGTCCGGGTTGAACGTTATCCAGATTTCCGAGCCGGCCTTGCGGATGGTCGGGATGAGGATGTTCCAGCTGCGCGCGGTGACGCTGTGCGCCTCCTCGACCCACACGATGTCCACGCCCTCGAACGACTTGATCGAGTCGGCGGTATGGTCTTTCAGGCCGGTGAAGGCGAAGGTCGAGCCGGTCAACAGGCACGTGATCCGGCTCTCGGACTTCACCACGTCGTACAGGTGCCGGACGCCCTGCCGGTCCATGTAGTCCAGCAGCAGCTGCCAGACCGAGTCCTTCAGCGACTTCTGGACCTCGCGCACGCACAGGATGCGCAGCTTGCGCTGCTGCGACAGCATCAACAACACCTGGGCCACGGTGTGCGACTTCGCCCCGCCGCGCCCGCCGTGCATCACCTTGAAGCGCTTTGGCTCCAAGATCGGCAGCAGCTTGACCGGCAGCTCCAGTCGGACCTGCGGCGCCAGCGGGTTCGCCGCGCCCATGCCTTACTCCTCGCTCGGCTTGGCCGGCTGGATGGGGGCGACGATGTACTGGGGCGCGGCCTGTTCCTTCCCGCCAGGCCCGCTCAGTTCGTGCTTGTCGACGAACATCCCGAGGTGCTTCCCGTACAGCTCGACGGCCTTTTCCTTGGAGTGCATCTTGATTTCGAGTCCGTCCTTCGTGACCTTCACGCCCGCGTACAGCGCCGCGGCAGCGGGGCCGAGCGATCGCGTGTCCTTCGGGTATGGACGGTCCACGCCCTCGCCGAAGCACTCCGGGCATTCCGGGTTCGGCGCGTGCAGCTTGTTGAAGCCGATCCCGCCCTGCTCGTCGAACTCCGGCCACTGCTCCGGCGGGATGTTCTTCGCGAGCAAGCCCTCCTCCCAGTTCCTGCGCGCATCGCGCATTTCCTGCGGCGTGCGCTGGTAGCGGAAGTCATCGCCCCAGCAGTATCGGCAGCACTCGCGGCGGTACTCGATCAGGTCGTTCGGGTCGGCGGTGATGACGTTCGCGAGGTGCTCGGCGATCTGTTCCGTCGTCAATTGCAGACGTTCGCGGAGGTTCGCGGAACTTTCTTCGATCAATCGCCGCACTTCGGCATCTTTCAACAGGCGACACCCCTGCGAGTAGGCCGTCCTCTCACTGTAACCGGCGCGAATGGCGGCCTGCGTGGCGTTCCGGTCGATCAGGTACTCGGCCACAAAGCGCTCGCGGCGCTCTTGCGCCTGCGGTCGGATCGCCTCGGTGCCTGGTGTCTTACGTGCCACTCTTACCCCCTCAGAAAACGAACGTACCGCCGTCTTCGCGGCGCATGATGCGGCCAGGCCAGCGGACCTTCATCCCAATACCCTCAACCTCCACTCGAAGCGAACCGTCCGGCTGCTGGATCACATCGTACGGCTTGCCGAACTGCATGGACGGCGGGCACTCATGCCGGATCATCCCCAGGAAGCGCATCCCCTCGTCGTTGGATTCCAGTTCGATGACGACAGGCGGCTTGAGCCCATTCCGAAGGAACAGGGTGCGCACGGTGTAGATCGCGTCCATCACGGTCTGCGGTCCAGGCGCCTCCATCACGGCAGCCCTAGCGGAAGAAGCGCCAGCCACAGCGCCTTGCAGGCCAGATGGTAGGCCTGGTCCTGTCGGAAGGTCAGCCGGCCGGCGCACTTGGCGTAGTCGATGACCGCGTGGGAAAGCGTCTCGGCCAGTCCGAGCACCACGCTGCCGGTGATGTAGGCCACGCCGGCGCCATGGATTACGGCATGGGACGCGAGGATCGTCTCCCACGGAACGCCGGGGATTGGGGCCGCGTGGTTCTTTCCACGCGCCATGAAGTCGCCCTGCAGCGGGAAGTCCGCCAAGGCGTGCCAGCCCACAAGGGCGAAGGCCATCTGAAATTCGTTCATCCCTTTACCCCTGCGTGAAACCGCTCTGCGGTGTTCTTGAACCCTGATGCGTCGGTGTACTCCCACCGCTCCCCGGCGAACAGCCAGCCCAGCCACTCGCCTCCTGTGCGCAAGGCGAACAGGATGTCCATGTCGCGGCGCGATGGGCCGCCGGACATCATCTCGCGCCACTCCAAGTCAGTGATCGGCTCGCCCATCAATGCACCATCCCCGCGCCGTCAGCGTAGACCGGCGTGTCCTTGTACGTGCCGGCCAAGTAGTCCTGCGGCCACGGGCACGACGGCCCGGCCTCGCATGGGTAGAAGCTGATCTCGCCCCGGTGCTCGGCCGCGAACATGAGGCGCGCGGCGCACTGGAACCAGTCGTCGATCTCGTGGATGGTCATTCGCTGACTTCCTCGCCAAGCCAGTCGCCGTCACGGTGCCTCGTGTACTGCGTGGCTACGACACTCTCGGTCAGCAGGTCGTAGACGGCCAGCCATCCTCCTGACGCCTCTTTCGCCCGGCCAGAGGCCTTGCAAGCCTCGATTGCCTCGTCCGGTGTATCGAAGTGCCCGACGATGTCGCCGAAGTTGCAATCCGCGTAGTAGTTCGCTCCACACGCGGCGAGGTAGCGCTTCGTGTGGATCACAGCCGCCCCCTCGTCCAGAACCACGCGCCACCGGCCGCCAGCACGGGCGGGAGGAAGGCCATGAGGAGCTGTTGATGCGGCTCGGCGCCCAGCAGCCCGATCAGGTTGGCCGTGCCGGCGGAGAAGAACAGCGTCACCCCGCCGCAGATCAGCATGAGGAAGGCGCGGAACGAGGCGATGATCCAGTCCTCCGCCTTCCAGCCATCGGTCGCGTTGCGCACGAGGAAGCACAGCAGCCAGCCGGCACCGGCCAAGCCCAGCATCACGACGAACAGGCTCATGCGACCCCCTGTAGCTTCTGACCGCAATGGGCGCAGAACTTAGGGGTCATGGTCGCCGCAGCATGGGCCGCCGCTGCCTCAGCCTCAGTCGCGCGCGCGAACGAGTCCCGGCAGAACTTGATGGCCTCGCGCAGCTTGGACG